ATAAATTCTTTTGCTTCTATCCTATCCAATAAAACCTGTTTCCATTTTTTGTTTATTGATTTATCTGCATGGGCTTTATCGTGACACTTTCGGCAAACGGGAAATAAATTATCAATTCTATTTAATCGGTTGTTTTTTACCCCGCCAAGCCCCTTATTTTCTAAATGGTGTATATCTACCGCTTGTGCCATAAAACAGCCCCAGCAGATAGGGATATCGCTTTCACAATACCCCCAAAAGTCTGAGAACAACTTTTTATAGTTCTTCAAGGTTTTCATTTCATACATTTGTTAAATGCTTCAACTGACTTTTCTGTTAAGACAAGTATTTGGTTTTCGTTAAAACGACCACCGCCCATTGAACGACCAACAACACCTGTAACAAACATAACTAAATTTGGATTTATATAATTACCAGTTTTCTTTAGTTCATTTGTTACTGCTTTTTGAACTGATGGTTCTGATGGTTGGTGAGCATATCTTGTATCTTGTGGCTCTTGTGGCTGACCATTTTTAGGCACAATATAAAGGTTTTTTATATTAAAATATTCATTTCCCTTACCCGACCTTTTAGAACTACTAATATCATAACTAATATTGTCACCAACTTGCGGTACAGGGTTTAAATTTTCCCTTATATACAACCATTCATTTTCGGTTGTAACGATAAGATAGTTATATTCCATCATACCAGCATCATTTACTTTCCCTTTATTTTCGATTTCTTTTATTGTTTTATTCATTATTAACTCCAATTTTATTTATTAATTACGCTATAGCCACGACCTTCAAGACAATTATTAAGTAAATCTGTTCTTGTCTGTAACTTTGGACTTAACCATAACACCCGCCACCTAAGATTATTATAAAGCACCTTACTTTTATCCCAAAAATAACTTGTGTTATCTTCGACAATACTTTTGCAAGTGTGCAAATCATCGTGGTATCTGTTCATGTCACCCTTAATATTGGCTGACGATTTACCCCGACTATCGACAATCGGGGTAGTTGAACAACTTATTAAAAACCCTAATGCAACTAAAGAAGCCATACCAATTAGAATTTTTGAAAAGATAACAGCACCTTTATTTCTTTTGCGGTAACTGTTCGCTTGTTCTATATGAAGTTTGAAATATTTATTATTCATTGAACTTACCCCAAACTTCGTTCCATGTTTCTCTAACATAGATTTCAAGGTTATCTTCTGTGATAAAAAAGTCGTAACCTTTTTTTCTTAACTCTTTAGCTTTGCCCTGTGCTTCTTCTAGGGCATCGCTATTCTTGCAAATATTCGGAATCAAAGTGTAAAGAAACTTTTCTTCTAAATGCTCTTTGTATTTTGCTGACATGATTGAACTCCAATTTTATTATTATATATTTTTATTATTTTAAAATTATTATACACCAAAGCATATTTATCTTGGTATATAATTTTGTAGTAATGCTTGACCTTACCATCTTCGATAAGGTCAAATCTTACATAGTTATTAAAAGATAATTTCATTTATTCCCCCTATCTAAGTAATAACAATGCACCAACTTTTTTTCTATTTTTTCTGCTCTTTTAAAATCATCATATGTAAAATCGCCCTTTTGAATAACGTCTTTGCCTTCAATAACTTGACAATTTTTTTTGAAATTTGCGATTGAACCTCTCAAAATTTCGATGTCTTTTTGGCTAAATTTCTTGTAATACATCATCGCCCCCTTTTTCAGTTTCTATTTCTCTATCCATAGGAACAGATATTTTTATATGTATAAAACCACCTGTCATTGATGAAATGGCATAATCACTTGGACAAGTTTTAAGCCAATTTAAAGTTGTTTCTATATTTTTTATTTGAAAGCTACTCATAGTACCCCCTATATTTCTTTATCTAAAATTTGCTCAACCATAATTATCTTACCATAAACAAAACACCCTTTTCGTGTTTTGCATTGTGATAAACCATCTTGAAAATCATAATCTTTAGATTCATAACTCTTAAATTCATCTTTAAGAACTTGTAACCAATCATATAATCTTTGATGTATTGTTTTTTTATTTTTCATTATAAACTCCATTTTTTATTATTATTATGATTTACCAAGTAAATCTTGTAAGGCAGAAACCATGTCTGCCTTAATAGGTTTACTTAAATTTGAAAATGTCCGTGATTACTCAATTCAAATACATATGTTCCATTTCCATATTGCTTCTGAAAATTTGTCCAAAAGAATACGACAAAATATTTACCCGATTGTTTATCTTCAACAACTGTATAAGCTGGATAAAAATCTGTATCATATTTTCTTTTAATTAATTTTTGAACTTTTTGTGCTTGTCTATCAGCGTTCCAAAAATTTTTATAGAATTTTTTGTGGTATAAATCAGTTAGCTTTTCTTTGCCCCACCAATTTTGACATCTATCCAAAACTTTTTCGTATAAAACATTTTCATTATTTATAAATGTATTCGCCATTAGATACTCCCATTATTATTAATAAATTGTTGTGCTTCTTTTTTAGTTCTAAAAATATCCAAAACTTTACCATTTAGAGATACAGCCCATTTACAAGCTGTACCCCAATTTTCAGTTTTATATATTTGGTAATTGTTCATTAAATACTACCCATTCTGATTGTATGTGCATGACCATTTTCAAATGCTTCCATACCTCTATCAATAGAAACATTTTTCATTTCTCTAGCTTTAGATGGTTTGACACAATAAGTATTTACTGAACCATCAGCGGAATAATGAATTCTATCCATTTCTTTATTTACTGCTATTGGAACACATTTGATTGGTTCGCCAATATTTCTATATTGAACACCATCACAATCCATGCCTTCTTCGACAATCACAGTATAACCATATTCAGAATTATTTTTATATCTGTTGAAGATAGTTTCTTTCAAAGTCAAAAAATCAGTAATTCTATATTGTCTAAAAAAGTTAATATAATCTCTTAACAGCACTCTGCATTTAGTATCATTCTTAACTAAATCGTAATAATACTCGATTGCTCTTCTATCTTTAGCAAACTGTGTTGGGTTATTTTTTTTAAAAACATTCATTATGAACTCCATTATTATTTTATTATTATCGGCATCATTGCCCGTAAACCTAGCTTAAATCCTAGGTTTTTAAATGTCAACAACAGAATTAATTATTGTGTATTTTTTATATTTATTTATTATAAAATGTGTCGATGGTAATAATTTCCTCCAGCATTCGACAAGCATAATTGTTAAGAACTCCAATTTTTTAACAAAACATAGGGGATAATATGTTATTATCCCCTATGACCTTAGAAAATGACTTACAAATTGCTGTAAATGAATATCTAAACTATTTATCCAAAAGCTATAGATTTCGCCATTTTCATTGTCCTAATGAGGGAAATAGACCTGTTTCTTATAAAGTAAAACTAAAAAAAATGGGATTAAAAGCTGGTTGCCCCGATATAATTATCGAATATCCTCAAGGTAAAATCTTATATATTGAATTAAAAACCAAAAAGGGGCGGTTGTCTGATTCGCAAAAATTATGGGCTATACAATCAAAAGCTATGGGAACACCCCACTATATAGTGCAAGGGGAAATCACCGAATGTTTAGACGAAATCAAAAGTATTATTCAAAAAAACATTCCAGCGGGGTGTTAAATTTCCCATGTATGATTAGACCTTGCGAAGCCTTAAAACCCGCTGACGGGCTTTATATGACGATTTATTTCGCCTTTTTGACCTCTTTTTTCGATTTATCGGTCTTTTATCAATTAATTCGGAAATAGTTGCTGTAGTTGTGAAACCACTCATTTTCCTACTTTCCGCATTGCTCGAACATGGGCTTGTGCAAAAGTTCTGCCTTTTTCCAAATCTTCAGCCATTTGTTTCATGTGTTTAAGGCTATGATGTCTTGCATGGCGGTTCATTGTCTTTTTTTGTCTTGATGTAAGATTTTTTGTAAATCTTTTAATAGAAGCTACTTTGACCATTATTTCTTTCGCATCTTCATTTTATTTTTTTTCTTTTTCTTCTTTTTCTTATTCATAGGCTTTGAACTTGCTCTACTTCCATAATGATAAGGCATTATTTTTTCCCTTTCTTTTTCTTGTTACCTTTTTTCTGACTTTTTAAAATTGCCATTTGTAAGCCTTTAGGTAATTTTTTTTGTTTTTTAGTTAGTGCCATATTTACCTCTTAATGTAATACAGTTGAATGTATTACAATTAGGATAGCACAAAAAATTAAAATCTGAACCCATGTTTTTAACTGTTCAAAAGTTTCCCACATTTTCTGTAATTTTTTTTTCATTAGTTTCTCCCTTTTCTTTTGGAACACATACTTGGTGTAAAGTTTTACATATTTTACATTGATAAACATTTACAAACCAGTTGTTAATTTTAGTTTCTAATTCTAAACACTTTTCATTATGTAAAACTATTGAATTTTTTTGGAAACAATTCATGCAAACCATCATTGTTTTTTCCTGTTCATAAGCTGTAATCCTTGTTTTCCGAAACGATAGCCAAATGAACTTCCAATAATGATATAAAGCATATTAGAAAACCAATCGGGTGTATGCTGGTCTAAAAACACAAAGCCTTCTTTTACATATTCTTGAGTAAAAGGCAAAAATGAACAAATCAATATACCGCCGAAAATCAATGACCAAAATTCGTCTTTCCAACTTCCGCCCATTTGGTCTGTTAAAGACCTCTCATTTAGCATTGCACTTGTTGCTTCAGTTTCAAAAACTTTAGCTTCTGCTTTTGCCCTAGCAACTTTTACTTCTGATTCTGCTTTTGATTTATCTACCCTTCCTTGAAGCCAAGTGCCGACAAGTGATGATAAAGGTGAAATTAAGGCTTGTAACAAATTACCCCCTAAATGCTTTTTTCCATTTTCTCAATAAGCCTATTCCATCTATTTGTAGTTTGATTATAGGCTCGGCTATCTTTCATTTCTAAAATAGCTGTTTCAATATCATTGTTTTGTAAGGCTTGTTTAAACTTTTTAAATTGACTAAGTTTTGGTAAACCTAGTTGAAATGACATATGAATTACACATTCCCTTACATTGTCATCAATATCCATACCTTCGCAAAAAGTATTGGCATCATCTATCGCAACATCTAAATCTTTTTCAAATAATTCAACTGCTCTTTCATGTGTAATCGGTTTCATAAGTTCTTCTTTTTCATGGTCACGAATTAAATGTCCAGCCGAAATTGTCCAATATCCTAAATGGTCTTGGTAAGGCTCAAGCAATAACCCGCCTTCTTCTCGAATAATATCTTCCTGTAAGGTTACTAAATCCATTCTATCCTCGATAATACAAAAGCTATAAACTGTGTGCCAACCATAAAACCAATAGCCCATAAAACATAGTTCAGTTTCTTAACCTCTTTTTGTAGATGATAAATATGGTTAGTTTCCAAATGTTCTATCTTATTGTAAAGATTGACTAAATGTTCTTTGCTTGTTTTTGGTTCTAATTTTGCCATGTAAACACCATATAATTTTTCAACCTCTATATCAATATAATCTCATGTTTTCATTTACATTTACTAATTTACAATAACATTGATAATTTTTTGTTTCATCACCAATTCTTACTTCTTGTTTATGTAAATACTTTTGGAAATATTTACAATTATGCACATTCGATAAATGCAAATTTCCCGCTGGGATACCGCTAAGATAACAAGCTAATAAAAAGGCTGGTTTCATGCTAAACCATTGATTTTATTGACTATTTTTCCAGGATATAAGCCCATTATTTGCCATTCTTTTGCATATATGCAGAAGTTCCCATGTAAGCACCTACAATACCAGCACCACTAATATAAAATAAATTCGATATATCGCTAAGTGCATTTACTCTTTCGATAGGTACTATAAACATCGCAACAGTAAAAACACCCATGCCGATTAAGGTATATCTTGCCATTCTAAGTTGTGCTAAATTTTTTCTAAGTTTTGTTTCAGTTTCTTTAATTTCTTTAACATGGCTTAATTCTTCATCTGAAACTACACCATCACCATCAGTATCATAATCAGAAAAAACACTATCTTTTTGAAATTTTTTTTGTTTAGCCAAAGTAAAAACCCCCTAAAAAACTAAAAGACCATATGCCTAATGTTAAAAATATAAAATTTATCATCAATTTTTTATTTTATACAAATATGCCAAAAATACAATAAAACCTATAACTGTGCATACTAGTAAAAATATCGCACAATAATTTATAATTTTATCTCTTTGTTGTTGTCTTGCATAAATAAATTGTTGCCTATCTTTTCTAATTTGTCCTTCTGTTGCCAAAAGTTCATTCCAGCCCGATTGTCCATATTGCCCCATAATAAGCATTTTTAATTCATGTCTTTGTTTTTCAAGTTGTTTCTTTGCTATAAAACTATCTAGGGCAACTTTTTCAACATTACCGCTGTTAAAAATTGATTGAACTAATGTTGGCTGTTTTGCTCTTTTTTCATAATTTTCAATGTCTGATGTATTGGAAATAAGCACTTTTAGCTGACCGCCCATTTCGGAAATATCTTTTCCTAATGCCACGCCCTGTTTAAGGTAATTAAAGGCTTTTGTCGCCCCTGTTAGTAATAATCCTATGGTTGCGGGGTCGATAATACACCTCTATTCTTCGGGAAAATCAAAGATTGGGGCATTTCCAGTTGGAACTCCATCTTTCATAGGTGTATCAAATAATTTAATAAAATTATCTAATGTTTTACACGCTGTTATTTTATCTTCAATATTTTTACAAGCATCTCTTATAGCTTTTCTTTTTGCTGTTATATCTGAAGGTACTGCCAAACTCGAATCATCAGTTGCCCTAATAATATACCAATCCGACTTTGTAAGCATACTATTTGCTGATTCTTTTGTTTGTCTTATCCAAATAGTTTTTAATCCCTCATTGATAAGTTTTGTTTTTCCATCTTCTTGATACAACTGTTTGCCATCTTCATCTTTAGCATCTTCATCATCAAGTTTTCGTTCAATACCTTTTGACCAATAAAAACGATTATCAAAACTTGTATCTTCTTCTTTTTCCCAAACTAATTTAAATTTCTTTTTATCTTCAGCACTCCAAGCACTAGCCCAATTATAGGGGTGTTTGTATGTGCCATCTGACCAAGACTTTCCCTCTTTGATTATTATTCCATTATGTTTCCAAGGCATTTTTTTCTCCTATTTTGCATTACTAAATTTAAAAGGTTGATCTGCAAAAGCCATATAGATTACAGTATGACCACTAGCGTTTACATCATTACCACTTGATGCCCTAATTTTTATGCCATTGCTAAGAAAATCTACAAAATTATAACTTGTGCTTTCTGATGATGGTTCATTTGCTACCAAATAACCTTTTATTTCGTTAAATGGAGTACGTTTATTATCAATAATAACCCATTCATATCCACTTGCAGTTATACTTTTAGCCATAAAAAATGAGGGAGAAAAACCTAGATGAATGTAAGTGCCATCTGTTGAACCATTTGGTTGATAACTGCCAAACTTAGAGTAGCCCTCAATTTCAGCAAACACAAAGGCAACATAATTATTTCCAGAAAAATTAACAGCACCTCCAGTTCCTAATGAAATAACTGAACTTGTAGGTGCAGTATCATTCCAAAAAACAGCACTATCTTGTGTGGCAAGGTTTTGATTTATATGCAAATATTCTGTTTCTGGTGCAGACGTATTTTCTCCATGATAAACTATCCAATTTCTTGTACCATTTCTTTCTTTTATTAAAATCCATTTTGGAACTTTACCTAATCCATGCCCTATTGTTCCATTACTACCAGTACCAGTATAAGTTACAATACTAAAACCAGATGTTTCGTTGGTTTGTGATACACTTAGAATTGAGCCATCAAAGTTAGTAGAGCCATGTGTTGTGTTAGTTCGCACCTCTGCACCCATGCCAGAATGTAGCTGACAATAGTAATAGAGGTTAGCAACACCACTTGCTACTGTTATCGTGGTTAAATAATTGCTATCGTCTTTTACAACTCCAGTTGTATATTCTGAACCACCACCATGCGTTCCATTGTTTGTTAAAGAAAATCTTAATGGGTGTCCTTGTGCTGAACTGTCTGACCAATCAAAAACATATGTGCCACCCTCTTGCAAATCAAGGTCAACTCCATTTGTGCCAAATCCAGTTGTGCCATCACTTTTAAAAAACTGATATTTATTTGCACCAGTTCCATGCCCATAATCTGTACTATCTGCAACTACTTTTACTTTATACGTCTTTGTTGGTGTTGTCCCACCTGCTTTCCAGTTCCATACTACATATGTATCACTTGAGCCATTTATTTGCCCATCAGTTCCTAATGTATAGCCATCATTTGTAAATGTTTTTTGTTTATTTGCTTGTGTAGATTCAGCACTAGTACTATCAGATTTTAATTGTTCTGATGCACCTCTTGAACTATCAAATAATAAATGACTAACTGCATTATTTCGTTCTTTAAACCAACCCCAATCTGGTCTAAAACCAACACCAGTTACCTCCCTATCATCTGTACCATTACCAGTATAAAGAACTGTATTAAAATGGTCATCTGCTTGTTCAGATTGATTTGGACTTATTGTAGTGTCTGGTAGGTTAGATGAGCATAGTGCAAGATAATCAGTATGACTAGATGGTAAAGCTGTATGGAAATCACCTTTGCCATTCGCATCAGTATTTCCACCTGCTGTTTCTTGCCCTGCAAAAGTGCTGTCTTGACCAAAATTGAAAGTTAATTGAGTTTGATAATTGCTTGTTCCAATAACATAATCTGTATCTTGCATACCAGTAAAAAGTTCAAAAGGTGTGCCACCATCAACATTATACTTTATAGATGTTGTAGAACTTTCTAAATCAATAAATATTCCTATTACTGAATTTTGCACAATATCTGGGTGACTTGTTATAGATACTGCACTTCCTGCACTAATTTTATATTCTGTTGTTCCATTTACATTTACACCATATAGATATCCTTGAGAACTTGTACTCCAACCAGAAGCTGACCAATAATAAGAATTACCACTTAATCTTCGTCTGCTTGCTTCTATTATTCCTACACTAAATGCTTTGCCACTTGGACTTTCATCTACTCTTACTTCATAATACCATTTTCCAGATGGGAGCAAAAAAGTTCCAGTTGCCATATCCCATACAGATGTGTCATACCTTAAATTTCCCTCTGAAATAGTACCACCAGATTTATCTAAAACATTTAATGTAGAAAAATTATTTGTAGGACTATCTAGCACAACATCTGTAGAAGCTAATCCACTTGTTGCAGTAAAATCATTCCCATTGCCACTTGTGTCATCTCCTATTGAACTGCTATCTGCAAAAGTTAATCTAAATCCGTTTGTTCCGTAAGTTAAACCAGATATTGCTTTTGGTATCCATACATCATTTTTTGTTTCACCAAAACTAGATGGTGTCAATGCTGTACCATCAATAAAATTAATTTCAGCCATATAACCATCCAACCATTGTGTTGCAGTATAGCTTAATCTTCCAATATAAAAATTTCCTGCAAAATTAATTGCTAAATCAGAATCTTGTGCAGGTGTGGTTGAAAAAGTTAATGTTTCTTGCACACCATTTACATATATTTTTATTCTATCACTTGCAGTTGATTGTGTTGTGTCTACTGCTAAAACTATATGATACCAGTTAGTTGTATCCCTAAAAACTCTCGTTGTTGAAACTATCGCTGTGTAAACATTACTTGTTATATTTCTAAAAGTTAAAATATCACCTGCTTCAAAATGAAACCAAAAATCATTTATACTTGTGCCTACTCCCCCACTTAATATTATTTGACTACTTCCTAAATTTGCTCTTTTTATCCAAAAACTGTAGGTGTTTGTTCTTCTATTAGATGCAGAAAAGTTTTTATATAAATCTACAGTATCTCCATCTTCAAAACGTAAAGATTGATCTATAGTTTCTGGATAAAATCCTGCACTAGCACCAAACCATTTTTCATTGCTTAACATTAGCTAAAAGCCAACTGTGGTGTACCAAGTAAAATAGAGTTATCTGCTTTTATCATATAAGGCACAACGTCATAAGCACTATTTGCACTTGATAAAGTTAAACCACTTCCACCTACAGTTTCATAATCTGTGCCTAAAGATACTGTGCCTGCTGAACCAGAACTAGGCTGAATAAATATCATTGCACCAGTTTGACCAACATTTGATGCTTCTGTTGAGGGATTTGATAAAGTATTTGCTCCGCTACCTAAAGTCAGAATAAAGTTTTGGTTGCTATCAAAGTCTAAGGTTTTACTCGTAGATATTGTTGCAGTTTCAGTTGCAGTAACACTTGCATTGCCTAAAACAATTCTTCCCGTTCCATTAGGTGTTAAATTAATATCCCCATTACTTGTACTAACAATACTATTCCCATTTACATCAAGATTCCCCCCTAATTGAGGTGTAGTATCTCCAACTACATCAGTTGCAGAATCTGACACATTAACTGTATTTGCAGTCGTGTTAAATGTTGCAAAAGTAATATCATCTGAGCCATCAAAAAATTTTAATATTGGTGCAGATGCACTTGAGGTGTCTAGCCAGAATGTGCCACTAACTGCACTTGATGGTCTTGAACTTCCAGAGTTTGATGTATTGATTGCACTCAATACTGTATTTAAATCACTCCTAAATGATGGAAATGATTGATTTGCTATTGTAAAATCAGTTGCTTGTGCCATAATTATTTATACTCCTTTTATGTTCCTTTTGCAATAAAATCAAATGTTCTTCCTACTCCATTGTCTGAACTATTTAAAAATTGCACATTAAATCCATTTACAGTTTTATTTGTTACATTAAAATAATCGCCAGTATTTAAAGTTTGTCCAGTAATACCTACTGCATAATTAGTATTTAAAAATGGATTAATAAATGTAATTGCTTTTGTTCCAGTAGAATTAGAATAACTTTCATATGGCAATAATGTATTTGATTGTGTAACTTGCGCTCCCCATAAATAAACACTTCCAGCACTTGTCCCAGAGTTTACATCTGGATAAATATAAAATAACCCAGTACCAGTAAAACTGTATGTTCCTATAAATGAACATCTGTACCAACCATCTGTACCAACTGCTGAAATAGTAGTAGTTACATTAGTTACCCCTGCAGTAGTATAAGTTCCAGCAACAGTTCCATTTGATAAATTATAAATAGTTCTACTATATTGGCTCAAACCAGATTGTCCATACAACAATGAAACATTATTATTTGTATTTGCTTTTGCATAACATGAAACAGCATATGTTCCTAAGTCATTATGATTATTAAATTTGTAAACTGCTCTATATGATACTGCTGTTTTTGCTACTAAATCTGCTGTAACTTGACTATTTATAGGATTCGCAATTTGATTTGCTGTAACTGTTATATTTACTCCACTTCCATTATCTGACCAACTATCAAATGCTTCTGAATCTGGAACTTGATTGCTCCAACTATGAATATCATTATCACTAAATATTCTATCTTGCATATCAATAGAAACACTAACTTCTGATACTACTGGTGTGCTTGCATTATCTCTTGAAATTAACACAACCCTAAATTTAAAATATCTTGCTTCATATTCACCAATAACAAAACCTCTAAAATCTGTAAATGTGCTGTTATCATCACTTGTTGCTATCTCTAAATGTGCATTACAATTAGCGGGGGTATCTCCATCAAAATTAGAACTGGCATCATCAAAATTACCACTTCTTGCATCGAATAAATCATCGGGGTTATCTGATGTTTGTGTTAAAGAAGCTGTTATTCTTGCTGTATGTTTTGCCCCAATGTCAATAACATTAGCAAACTCATAATTTCCCGATGAAACAAAATCTGCATTAGAAGCACCACTATCAAAAAATCTTACTGTTTCGTCATCAAAATTACCACTAGCACTATCAAATAATTCTGATGAATCTAGTTCTATTGCATTATCTAACACAACAACATTTGTTTTTGTTCCGCTAAATGATGGGTGTTCTGATTGTGTGGTTATTTGATTAAAATTTAATGTGCTAGTTACATTTGATATAATCGCTGTTGCATTTGAACTAAAATTTCCAAGTTTATCAACTGCTTTTATAAGATAAGTTCCTTGTCTTGCGGGAACTGTTACTGATGTGGCTGGTCTTGACACCTTTTCAACCAAAGCAACAGAATTTTGCCAATCTGCTGTACCATCTGTTTCTTCTGAAAATCTAACATTGTAAAAAGCTAAATCTAAATCGCCTACAGCTTCCCATGATAAATGAACTTCTTGTCCACTTACATTAGCTGAAAAATCCGTAACATCTGAAGGCGGGGCTATTGCACCAACTATTGTTCTTTGTGCTGAAACATATGTTGAAGATACTCCAATTGTGTTTACAGCCTTAACCCTTACATCATAAGTTTGCTGGTCAATTACATTTAAAACCCGATGATTTAAACCCGAACCTTGTGCATAAATAATAAAATTACTATCGGAACTAAGTTTGTATTCAACTTGGTAGAAATCTATAAAATTATCTGTACTTGCCCCAATTGCTATATCTAAAGCAACAATAACAGTTCCGTCATTATACTCTATTAACTGGTCTGATAATGTAACACTTGCTGGGGGTTGAACTGTAAAAACATTTGGCAAGGTTGTAGTTGGAATTGTTGCAACTTCTTGTTGTGTTCCAAAAGTATAAAAACTATCTTGATGTTCTGAACATTGTAAACTAACAGTATGGTCGGGATTTATAGAAAGACCTTGAACCCTAAATGCTTTTGCTGAAAATGCTGGTGTTGCATGAGTGATATTAACCAAATCACCAATAGCCAAATCAAGGGCTGTAGCGTCTGCTGTGAGGGATATATCTAAACTTGACCTAGACCGCCTTAAAATGATTTCTGCCATCTCTTGGGCTTGATATGGGCTTGTAAACATAGAAAAATCAAACCTACCTTCTAAAAGTAAACCTCCATCTGCTGTTTTCATTGTTGAATGTTGGTCGGCACTAGCCAAACCAGTTTCATCTACTGGTGGAAATTGTGCTGTGTCTGATTGAAAATTTTTATCGGGATTTATAAAACTTACAATAACCCTGTTATATCTTGAGTTTTTATTTTTACTTTGTACCGATATACCTCCAATAATATTATCTTCTGTTAATGTTATTGAAGCTGAACCTGTTGTTTCTACTAAAATATTATATTTACCCGCAGAAAAATTTAAATAAGACCTTGAACCTCTAATAAAATCTCTAACATTATCAATAGCTTTTTTTGAAGTATCGACAACTGTATGGCTATCCATCAAATCAATCTGACTTGCCCCACTAAAAGGGGTTATATTGGTATCACAAACATCACCCGCAACTTGCCAATCTGCAAAATTGGTATCAAAATAACTGTTTGCTATTCCCATACCAAATCTATCATTCCGCAAGTAATCTAATAATTGATATATTGGATTATCGGAATATTCCCATGTTGTGCTTGTGTCGGCTCTATGGCTTCCGCTTCCGCCTGTTACTGTGCTATCAAGATTTGGATTATAAACTTTTTTACCTTGCACTATAGCTTGAACAGTTGGTAATGAACCAAACTTATCTTGATTCCATTCAAATCTTAATGCTAAGTATGCCAAACCTCTTAATCTATGGTTGCTTGTCCATGAAGATAAAGTTGACAATAATGTTGAAGCATTTTGACTATCAGTTCCAAAATGTGCTTCTACAGTTATTAAACTACTTCCCGAATAAAAATTAGCATCACTACTTGCTACAGTTCTTTGAGTTCCATCGGTTAATACACCATTTAAAGTAACTGTATTATCATTTATTATTAATGATGAAACAGCATTTATCTCGCCTTCACTCAATACTAAAGCCATGTAAAGATATTGATTATCTGTTCCCGATGTTTCTAAAAAAACAATGTTTCCACCTACTTTTCTTGTTCCGTAAATTATAGGAATATGTGCATTTGCATTTATTTTATTGACCAAAACACCCCTAGCATTTTGTTCTTGTAAATTTTCCCCAAAGTCGGGAATATCGGGCATGGGAACAAGCCACCCTATTACATCTTCAACAACGTCTACAACAACATCTACAACATCTTCTATTACATCGACTATCGCTTCAAATGGATTACACATTAATTATATCTCCAATTTGAACCAAGATTTTTAAATCCAAGTTTGTTAAATACTGGGTCAATATTTAAACCGCTAGTTACAGGTAAATACATCGGTAAATTATCTGAAACTTTTTTTATAGCTTCAAATAATGCTGTTACTAATTTAAAATTTCGGTAATTCTTTTTAATATAAATTGTATGTATATGAATACATTCACTTTTACTAAACCAATATTCTGTTTTATTAAAAATTGCACAACCCAAAATGTCATCTAAATCTAAATCCTTTAAAAGAATAACTTTGCCTTTTACTAACATAACATTTATAAAATTTTCTAATTTTTTATCATCAACTTCGGGATAATCTAAATTTTGCAAATCTTCATCTTTAAAGGTTTTAAGTAAATCGCAAACAATTTGAACATCTTTTTTTTCTGCATTGTATAAATGTATACTCATAATCTGCCCCACTTAATATCACGAACAGTTAATGCAGAAAATTCCATTCCTTTGTCACCGCTGAAAAATCTTTGTTGTGAATTATCAGTTGTTGTTCTTCCATTTGTTTTAGAAAAGTTTCCCCAATGTGATGTTGCTGTAAGATTTAATGTTGCTTTTTGTGTGTTATCACTAATTTTAAAACTATCTATTGTGCCATAAAATAATAAAAAAGGGTCTGCTATTAGAGAAAAATTTGTATCAAAAAACCCTCTATACACATAAACATTATCATTTATAATATTTTCATTTAATGCACCAGCTATATAAGTTTGGTCAACACCCGATAAACTTACAATCAAAGAATTTTTTGTTGGATTGTTTGTTTCGCTTACAGTTGTAATATTTCTCAAATGTCCATTTGCTGAATATGTTCTTGAAGAACCCGAAATACTAGAAACAACATCAAAACTAGCATTTGTTAAATATACTGGTGTTGAAAAACCAAGTTCAATTAACAAAACAGGGTCAATATTCCCCGTTGCTAATTCTGTTTTTACTGCACTTGATAGACCTCTAGCCATGTCTTATCCAGGAATTTTATCTAATAAAATCAATGACTTACACCTATTTTATAAACTTTCTCTAACATCAAATTCATAAGAAAAAAGTAAATTACCATCTTTATCATTTGAACTTGTGCTAAATTCTTGAACATCACTTGTAAGATAAACTTTAAATGGCACACTATCATAAGTCACCGCACTATTGTCCGCTAATGCTTCCCTAAGGGGTGGTTCTATTGTTACTGTTGCAGAATTGCTTGATGAAGTTACGTCTTCAACAACCATATAAACTTTATCATGTGCAAATTTAATAAAATCTCCAGCTTTCAATCTTCCAGCACCATCACTAGCAAAACCATCTATAGCTATTGTTGTATCTGCAACAGCATGACTTCCATTGACAAGTAATGTGCCAGTTTCATTTCCTAAAGCATTGAAATAGCTGGGAAAAGTAACTGTAAAATCTTCTTTTCTTGACCTTTGCTTCATAATAAAAGCCTGTATCGGGGCAAAATCTGCCCGTGTCATTGGCTGATATTGTATTGTAAAACTAAAATGCTGACCTTGAACTTGCCTTCTAAAAGTCTTGCCACTATCTGTTTCACTAAACAAAGTTTTTTGATTACTTTTAAGATTAATCGCTGTAAAATCTGTGTTTGGTAATGCCCCACTCATACTATCGCCATTTTACCTTTTTCATTAACTGCACTATTTATTAAATTTATTATTGTACCCCTACTATTTACCAGTAATTCATTAAAACCTCTAGCATCTACAGTATTTATATTAAAATTTACTGTAACGGGCTGACTTACTGAATTTAACTTGCTGTTTGGTATAACTGTACTTGGGGCATCGGGAACAACCATTTCTGCACCAGCTTCACCTACCATGTAAGGCTCACCCCTGTTCATTCTACCGCCAAGCCTTCTTCCTTGATATTTTGTTTTAGCAATCGTGGCTATTTGAACCGCACCTAAAGCACCTATTGCAATGGCTAATGGTATATTCGGCAATGCTTTAGCAACACCTCTAGCTGTGGACATTATAGCTTCTGCCAAATTAAAAGCCTTGTTTAATTTAAATGCTTTTTCATTATGTCTTGCCATTTCGGCTAATGCTTCCCTTCCAACCTTAACTGCTAAATCAGTTTTTTGTTCACCTGTTAATTTTTCAACATTTATTTCACCAGCCCTACCAGCTTTTAATAATTGCATAGTTTGTGACATAACTTGTTTTTGAATTTCTAATTCTTTTCGTGCTGTATCGTGTGCAAGTTGTATTTTTTTATCTGCTCTTATTCTATCAAGTTCAGCTTGTAATTCATCATTCTCCATTATTGATTTAATTTTGTCATTATGAAGCTGAGTCATAATATCCATTTCAAGTTTTGCCATTTGTTTTACAGCATCTAATTTTTCTTCATCTATTAATGCTTGTGGCTTGACACTTGGTAAACTGGCATCAATTCCTAAAGCTGTTCCATCTGTGGGTTTTGGTTTTGCATTTTTTAAAGCATCAAGGGCTTTTGCTTGTAAAATAATTGCATCTGTATGTTTGCCCGTTTCAACAATTATTCTTTTAATTCCAGCTTCTTCCATAGCACGGGCTGTTTCAGCATCTTTTATTTTTTGAATTTGTAAGTCTATAAATTTCACTTGGTTTTTTAAAGTATTGCTTACAACATTTCCGCTTTTTGCTAATTGTTCATCTAATAATTTTTTTCTTCTTAACAAATCATTTAAGGTATTTGTAGGTTTTACACCTTTTGCCATTGCATCATTCATCAATAAAATAGCTGTGGAAATACCAACAAAAGCCCCAATAATTGATGTTCTTGCAACTGTTCCAAAAGCTAGTAAAGCTATCCTTGCTTTTCCTATCGCTACTGCTAAATTAAGAAAAGCGGTTGCAATTTTACCGACTACTATCGCTATACCAAGTGCCTTTAATATTTCAAAGTTATCTTTAATAAATCTTACTGCTTCACCAGCTTTTATAACTGCTGTGGATAAACCTTCACCAATAGATTTCGCAATGTCATCAATAGTTTTTTGATTGTCTTCAAGGGCTTTATCTAATGCCCCAAATTCTCTTTTTAATCCTACAAAGAATTGTTCAGCCACAACTTTTTGAAAGTTAAAGAATTTATCGCCAATCATTGAAAGTCTGCCTTCTAATGTATTGGCTAAATCACTTGTAGCGTTTGCAAACCTACCATTTGCACCAAAAACCCTTCTAAATGCTTCGGCTGTTTCTTCTGCTGTAACTGTTGCACCAGCTTTAAATCCAAGTAAATCCCTAACACCTCTTTCACGAAAAATATCTGCACTTGCTACACCAGCAGAAAAAGACCTTTGAATTTGTTCTGCTGTAGTTCTAAAATCTAAACCAGTAACAGAAGCAACCCTTCCAGTAATCTGAAGCATTTCTTGTAGTTCTTCTGCATTTTTACTTACAACAGCTAGATTACCCGCACCCTGTTGGATTTGTTGTAAACTAAAAGGTACTTTAGAAGCAAACTTTGCCATGACATCAAAAGCCTTTGCACCTTCATCTACACTTCCAAATAAAAATTTTAATCTGATTTGTAAAGATTCGACTTGTTTTCCAACATCGACAAAAGATTTGATTGCTACCCCAGCACCCAAACCTATAAGTGCATTTCGCAAATTAAATACTGCATTTTTCATTTTGTCGACATTCGTTGTCGCACTTTGCATAGCTTGTCGGGTTTTATCCTTCGCTATGATGTCAATATTTACTTGTTTACTTGCCATTTATCTTGCCTGTGCCAATCTCATTTCTCGTTCTCTTTCTTCGTTTTGAATTTCATAATATGCTATCCACATATAAAATTCACTTACTGGCATTTGCAAGATTTCGGAAACTGTTTTATGTAATCTTTCGGCTAAACTAAAAATATTGTGAAGTTCATTATCGTTCTTCAGTTTTTTTTATAGTCATCAACATCGGTGTTTCCTGTTCCCATTATTTTGGTAGCAACTTCTGCAATAATGTTTGTGTCTGCTTTTTTCTTAAAACTTAAAGCATCACTTGCATTAAACATTAACTCACCATCTTTTGTTAAAGCCTTTGTAATAATTACATCAATCAAAACTAACAAATCAGTATTAGTCGCACCTTTAAACAATTTTTGCTTTTCCATCATGTTAAAAGGTTTGGTATGGATAGCCATATCACCTACCAAGCCCCATTCGGGTACTTCTATAATTTGTGTTTCTAGGCTATTAAAATGGTCACGAACACCACTAAAATAATCAATCTTGTTATCTGCCATGTTTAACTCTTAAATTAAACTGTGCCGATTGTAAGACCACCCGTGCCTTGAATATTAACAGTTCTAGTTATTACACCATCTAAAGGTACACCAACTGACATTCCAGTTACGATACCTGTGCCACTAAATTTTCTATCGCCACTTTCATTGCCTTCGGGCAAAAATGCAAATGTTAATTCAGAACCCTGTACCATTGTTGTCTGACCAGTATCGGTTTCATCAAAATTCATTTCAATCGTGGCGGTAAATGTACCCCTTCCGACTAAAAAAGATTTCATTGAATTACCTAATGCGGTATCTTCAACAACATCGTGTGTAGTATCAACTGTAAATCCAGTTGCATTGCCAAGTGTCGTTCCACCAATAGTAACAACACCCTCTTTTCCGTGATGTGTAGCCATGCTTTACTCCTTTTCTTCTTCTTTTGGTTTTAACATTTTTTCGGATTTCTTTGAAGTATTATTTTGTTCTTTGTACCCAAGATTTTTAAAATGTTCTATGTGGTCTTCTGAACAACGAATAATCATGTCATCTTTTGACATTGTGATTTGTTTTGCCATTATGCACTCCCTCTTGTAAATTCATATATTACTCTAACAGTTATTCTTACCCCGCCATAGGGATAAATTGTTCCTTCGTCTGTTGTTGCTTCAATAATCTGTGTATCAATAGCGTTTCCGTTTCTTGTTACATCATTATCAAGTGTTTCTTCAATAACTTCAATAATTTGGTTTCTAACTGTATCAATATTGCTTGTTGTGCCTTTACCAAAAGCAACAATCAAAAAATCAAGTGTACCCCTGTAAGTTCCAGCACCCGTATCACCTATGCTTGACACTTCCCTTGTTTCGTCACCCGATTGAACAAACAATGCTGGAAATTGTGCATCACTTAATTCTTCGACTTCAAAAGGTTCTCTTGTAATCTTTTTAAACTCGATAGGGCTTGTAACTGAATCAAGTTTTGTAATTATATCACCAGCTATGTTTTCTCTTTTGCTCATAATCTCATTTCTTTAAAATAAAACTTTGAAAATTCAGATTTAATTTTGAGTTCTTCTTTATCTCCAATAGAAAAAAATGGTCGTGTAATTTTTCTTTTTCCAACACCGAAAGTATCGTGATAAGAAGCTATTTTTGCTCTTTCCATATTTGAAAAAAACAATGTGCTTTTAAATCCTCTTGTTCTGAAATCTAAACTGCGAAACATTTTGCCCGTGTCTGTAAGGTCAACAAAACCTGTTTGTCTACCCCGCTTTTTTCGGCTTCTGACAGTACTTTTTGCATATGACCGCATTTGACCACCATCGGGTAGTTTTCCAGCCTGTGTACGCTTCGTAATCATCATTACAGCCATGTTTGAAACTCTATTAAGTGATTTAGTAATAACAGCCCTTTGTTTTCTACCAATTCTTTTTAAAAGGTTTGTTACCTCTATCGTGTTCACTTTGGCTTGTGCTTGTATCATCTAACTAATCGTAAATGATGAATTGGTTCTTTTTCACTATCACTTACAGTTCCACCACCATCTTCATCATATTCTACACCATCTCGAAGAATATCATTAAATTCTTCATCATATCTATCCCGATAAAAATCTATCTGAACTTGAAATGTGTCTTTTCCCTCGCCTGTGTCGGGGTCTCGCCATTTTGTTAGTTGTGGATAAACATATTTCCATAATGCCAAATAAACAACTGCTAATTCAAATTGTGCGGGTGTAAGTTTACTATTTTCCATTTCAACAGATGTTACTTTAGTAATATCCTTGTAACGAACTGTGTGTCTGTATCTTTCCCACCATTCTTCCCTAATTCGCCTTATAACATCATTCTCAGCAAATTGTATTTGGTCAACAAAAGTTGTTATTCCAAATTCTAAAATATCGGGCTGTATCTTTTGCAGATGTGTATTTTGGACACTAAAAACTGTTGAGGACATTATTTATCCTTTTTAGCTGGTTTCGGGGCTGGTTTTTCCTCAATAATAGTTTGGTCTTTTGGCGGGGCTTTTGGCTTGCCTTCGTCTAGCTTCCAACCCCTTCTTGTCCATATATCAATATTGTTTTCATAATCAACTTTAGGTCTTTCGATAACTCTATCGCCTTTTGTAAGTTTTACCTTATCCATAATCTTTCCCTTAATGAAAAGGGGTGGAAAACCACCCCATAAGTTTTAACTTGCAACTGAGTCTGCTGTTAATTTAACACCATATGTATCGTGTAACTCACCGACACCATAAACTGCTGTTGCAACGATTTCGTCTGCTCTTAATGAAGCATCTCTTTGACTTTCAATCTTTAGGTCTTGCATCATTGCTAAAGCTAAAGCATCTTGGGAAAATACTCCACCAATACTATCGTCTGAACCATCAACAGAAATATTACTTGATTCAAAAATTTGAATACCAGCAATCTGACCAACTAAACCATTTCTCATAGCTTCGTTTGATAATTCTGTATTTAAACCAGCAAATGTATTTGTTAAAGACTTCTTAACATTGAATATTTGCTTCGGGTGAAATACACCATAATAAGGGGCTGGGGCATTATTTGTCATAAGTTCTGCACTTGCTTCAAATAAGTCTTGAACTGTAAGTTCTTGACCAGCACCACCCGCTTTTTCTGTAGAAAAGCCAGTAAATAATGCTGATAAATCACCATCTATCTTTTTTGCAATAGCTTCCCCAAATAATCTTCCAATATCTCCAGCTACATTTCTTGAAGCTGAATTTCTTGCAAGGTCTGTTAATGTTGTCATAATTCCAACCTCTGAAGCTGTTATAGTAACTGATGTTGGATTTACTGCTGTATTGCTTAAATCAGTAGCTTCGTTTACTGCTGACGCTGATACCGCTGAATAAATTGGAACTTCAACTGATTTACCACCACCCGCAATAGTGTAGTTTCTGACAAGATTTCGCATTATTGATTGCTCATTAGCAACGAACAATGCTTCTGCAACTATCTCAGTATATAATTCTGAAATGGTTGAACTGGTTGTTTCGTTAGCCATATATACTCCTTTAAAAAAATAGCTATATTATTTTAAACTGTTTATCACTCTAGGTTTTGAATCTCTTTCCTTCTTATACTTGCGGTATAAATCTCGGTGTTCTTTTATGCTAAAGTCATAGTCCTCATAATTAAAGGCTTTTTTGAGTTCTTGCCTGTCCACATTTGACCTTGTGCCACTACCGCTAGGGGTTGGTGATACAAAGTGCGGGTTCTGTGTCAAAAACTCTTGAACCAGTTCATCGGTTGTAAAGAGTTCCCCATTATTGTTATATCTTGGTAAACCTTTTGAATCAAGTATTTCAACATTTCCAGTTTCATTTAGTTTGATTTGATTTTGTAAAAGTGAAACTACTTGGTCGGGGTTTATTGCTCTGCCTTTTGAAGCAGATGATAACAATGCTTTATTAATCTTTATATCTCTTAATTGATTTTGTAATTCTTCTTTTTCCCTGTTAAACTCTTGGGTTTTGTTTTTTATGATTTCTTCAAACTCGCCTTTTTGAATTTTTTGTTTTTCTGCTAATTCTTTTTGTTGTTTTACAGCTAATACAGCTTCATCAAAGTCTTTTACACCTAACCTTTTATTTAAGGCACTTCTATCCCTAGCCACTCGGTTTGTAATAATCTCTTGCATTTCTGCTTCTGTAAACATTCTTTCTTTTGGCTTTTCTTCAGTAACTTCGGGCTGTGTAACCTGTTCCTGTTCTTCTGTTTGTTCTACTTTATTTTCTTCTGACATTTATGTCCTCCATTTTACTATTTATATCAAATTTATTGAATTTTTTCAAATCTTTACATCTTCTTTTGGTGTTATTTCAATTTGTGATATTATTTCTTCGATATCATTGATGATTGTATTCTCTTTCAAACTTAAATCCACATACAATTCTCTAATTTGTGCAATATCTTCTTTAGAAAGATTTTCGCCTTTTTCTTGTAAAATTTCTGTTATTTTTTCAAGGGATTTTGTCATCTTTTATTTCCTGTAGTAATTTCAAAAATTCGGGGGCTACTAAATCTTCTTTACCTCTATAATAAAGTGAAAAGTTTTCAACAAACCATTCTTTAGTGTTAGTTGTTCCATAACCCGATGGGCTGTGTTCTTTAATGTTTTTAACTTTATTTAGTCTTTTTTCTAATGGTCTTTCGACTTGTGTCCATTCGGGTTCAAGCCCACTAGCGGGGTTTACCCTAATATCTCTAATTTTGTATTGCTGATGAACATGATGTCCTATTTCATGGTAAAATGTAGCTCTAAACTGGTCTAAATTATTATCTTCAAATGCTTTTGCTGAAAAAGGTCTATTTTTTAAATTATCACCTCTTTTCCAATTAGATTTCTCGGTATAAAGTGATGAAGTTGATAATTTATTCAGTTCATTATATTTTTCTTTAACTTTAGTTTTCTTTTTTAATAATTGTTGTACTGCTCTTAGTTGAACTAAACTTATGTTTGTGTTTCTTCTAAATTCAAAATACGTTTCTGCCCCAACTTCATTATAAATTTTATCTAATTGCATTGCTAATTTTACGTCTTCATCTAAAAGTTTATCTAATTGTTGTTCAATTTTTTTGTTTCTAGCTTCCTTTACAAATTTACTTCCAATATTTTTAGAAGTTGCCTTTGCAAATTGAACTTGTATACCCATTGTTCCATCGCCCATATTAGCTAAAAAAGAACTCTCATTTTTTGAACCTCTAATTCCTCTAATCATAGGCACATTAAATTTTTTACATAATTGTTCTGCTTCGGGCATCAAAGCCAATATCATAGACAAACTATCATCATCTAATTTTGAACCCGCTAAAGTTCCAAAGTCTGAAACTTTTTGTCTTGTGTAATGAACTTTATTTTTATTTAAATATCTGTCATCTTTACTAGCATCATTAAAAATTTTATTTAGTCTTTTTGTAGCTTCATTTGCAGAAACTATTTTAATTGTTTGTTCTGTAACACCTTCACGATTGATAGGTTGAAATATGTCTGTTTCGTCAACAACTGGCGGGGGTGTTGTCGGTTGTACTGGTGTTTCTTCGGGTACTTCATCTGCTTCTTCGCCCCATGCTGGGTCTGTTGGTAGCCAAGTATGTCTGCATCTATAACCACCCCTTACAATAAAAGGGTCACCAGTTGATTTACCTTGCCAAGACCTTCTGTTCCACATTTCTCGTATTTGTTCTTCTGTGAGTGTCCTGTTAAGCATACCAACACAAAATTCTCTACTATCTCGAACTAAAGTTCCTGTATAGGTAAAATGAGTAAGCCCAGCTTCTTTTGCTTTTGCAACTGTAAATTGTCCGTGAAACTGCATTACAGAATCATGGGCTATTTGACTTGCATATCTTCTTAGATTGTTTCCAGCCCTATCACTTGCATATTGTGTGTGTAATTTTCTGACCGCTTCTTCTACCTGTGCTTTTTTTGCATTATCAAATTTATTTTCATTTATAAAATCTACCAGTTCATTTATTTCTGCACTATTTGACGATTTATAAACCCCGTTGATATGTGACCTTATATTGCTGACCATATCTTCAAAAGGTCTACCAGCTATTGTACTTTGGTAAACTTCATCATTAATAACCTTGAGAAATCTTTCCGCAATGTCTTCAAATCCGCTAAATGATTGATATTTAAGGGCATTTATGGTTCTAAGGTCAACTTCTGTAAGACTTTTGAATTTACTTGGGATTGGCATTTCACCAAATCTATCTAATACTTCTTTTGCTATCTTGTTATATTCTTGATTTATAATTGTGTCTGCTTCATCTAAAAAACTTTCATCAATTAGTTTTTTTATAGCTGGTCGTAATTGAATAGCTAGTCTTTGTGAAACCAGTTGCCCTTTTGTTGCTCTTGTAACTTCTTTGACAACATCTTCTTCAAGTTTGTATAGAACATTTATTATTCTTTCTTCATGCTGGTCTGCTAGTTTTTCTAAAATTTTTGACATGAATTATAATGTGGAACTTTTTTTCCATGCCCTAATAGACCAATAGGCGGGGGATAAAGATTTCTGACCTTTGACCTTTTTTAAAACTCCGCCCATTCTAGCCAAAAAAGATTTCTGCCTTGATGGTATATTCTTTTTAATGGACATACCCCTTGCACCATAAGTAACTTTCTTAATTTTACCTGTTGCCCTATTTCTGACATAAACACCAAACTTTTTATTTTTAGATTCACTTGCTGACAATCTAAAAGGTTTATTTAATGTCACTTTTCGTCCTTGATATTCAGCCATTATCTTTCCCTAAGTCATTGTTTTTATTGAGTTTTTTCCAGGATAAATCTTTCAATCTTTCGTTAATTATTGTCTTACACATTGGACATTTCCACACACTTTTTATCACTTCTTTCAAAGCAACTTTGCACCTAATACAAAGTTTGACCAAATTTATTTCTTTTTCCTTTTAGTAGCAGAACGAATAATCTCTTTATCAAATGTTGCCCTTCTACCCAGTTTAATTAGTTTGTTTACCCTTGCCATAGCCCAAGCCGACATAGGAATTCTAGGTCTGCTTCCAGCACTTAAAAAAGCACCTTGCCCTTTTCTGTAACTTCTTTTTAAATCGGTTAAATTAAATAATTTAGATTTCTTTGCTTTTGCCTTTAATGTTGCAACTACTTTTGCTGATAAAGGTTTTCTTCTTACTGCCATTATGACCTGTTCCTTCGCTGTAATAAAGTTCTAGGTATTCTTAAACCAGCACGATATAAAGCACTTACCTGTTTAATTAAACTAGCCCTAGCCTTTCTTTTTGCACCCTTTAAACCAGCAAGATATTTCTTAGGTATCTTTGTTTCTTTGTCTTTGGGTACTCGTCTAACTTTCCGCTTTTTCTTCGCCAACTGTTTGACCTTCTACTTCTGTTGTTTGAAACTGCCCTCTTACTGCTCTTGTTGCATCAATCTCATCATTAATAGTTCTAATTGTTTCACTATCATCAATGACCGCTTCTGCAATTTGCTTATCAAGTTCTTTATTAAATGTTTCTGATTTAATGCCACTAGCTTTTGCCATTTGTAAATATTGTAAATCATTAGCCCAATCACGAATATCAAATGTATCGGGATAATTTACTTGACCATTCCATTGTTTATCTTGCCATGTAGCAAATAATGACCATATCTGCATTTCTGCATTTTCTAAATAATCTGCTTTTTCTGATAATCGTGCATTTAAAAGCTGAAATTCTGTTTGTAAGGCTATACCACTAGCAATCTGTTGTCCTGTAGCCCTCACACTCCCCATGTGTGTAATGCGGTCTATGGCATCAACTTTCATTTGTATACATTTCATTATTCCGTCTAAGTTTTGACCGCTAGGCTGGATAATATAAGGCTTTAAACTAGCTTCTAAATCTTCGGGTATTTCGATAATAGAACCAGCACCCGCACTTGCTTCGACATTCGGTGTTTTAACTAAACTTGGGTGATTTGATAATCTGATTAACTGCTCTTTCTCGGAATAATCATTATAAATAGATTGCTGTAAATAAGCGACATCTGCTAAATCACTTATCCCGATAGGTCTTTTATGTCCTCTGAGGTTATAGACATTTACTGCTGGAATTCTGCCTATCGGGTTTGCAATTTCTTCAATAAGTGTTGCACTACCTTCTTCATACTCTTTTTCGTATTCTTCAACTTCGTATGTACTTATTAATTCTTCTGTAAATACTTTGACGATTGCCCGTTCTGCATTTATATCTTCAATGACAACTAAATAATCTAAATAAAACCTACCGCTTGAAGCCCTTGCATAATTCCAATCGACAACATTTTCGGGGGTAAGAATAGAAATATATGGTCGAATATCCTGTGCTAATTCTTCTGCTCTAGTCTTTGTTACAGTTTGTGGCTTATCGACAATAACCCAACAATTACCATAAATACTAGCGTTCATTTGAACTTCCCGCATAACAGTATTAAAATTTCTTCCGTCTAAATCTGCATCATCTAAAAAAGATAACAATGATTCATCACCATCTAAATCGCCATAATCTCGTGTTGGCGGTACTCTCCAAAGAAAGCTAGTGTATATCTGAACAACATTTTTACAATGATTATCAACAGGTGTATGTTTTACCCTTGCATCATATTCTTCGGGGCTTTCTAAAATATATCTGTTTAAATACATTCCATTTTTGTAATCATTACCGCCTAAATAACTTCTTATGTAAAATTCCCAATTTGCTATATTGGCTTCCCATAATTCATGTTTTTGCTGTAATTGTTTTCTGTTCATTAACTCCACCTTTGCGGTTGGCTAGGCACAAAGTTTCTTCGCAATGGAAATAAATATTCCACTAAGTAACCCAAGGCATCGTTCATGTGGTCGAAACCGCTGTCTTTATCGGGCTGTGTTGTGCCTTCCTTATAAATTTGTCTTTCCAAACTTTTAATAACATTTTTACATGATTTTACAACAAACAAAGAATTTTTTCCATTAACATTTTTTAATTTAGAATTTACTGCATTTATTCGGTTTCTGACTAAGGGGGCTGTGTTTCTTGTCCTTACACTAAACCCAGCATTTTTAAGTATAGCCAAATCTGTAACACCACCCGCAGAAGTCTTTCTTTGTCTTGCACTTGGGTCGGGGTAAACAGCTATCTGTTTGTTTTTGTATCTGTTTCTAATTTCTTCACACATTTCATTCGTATTACTACTGTATATCTGTATTTCATCTATTACAATTATTTTATCATGCTGAACAATACAAACAACACCGCACATAGGGTCAATATTGAAGTCTAAACCGATGTGATAAATAGGGCTGTCGCTGTTATATTTTTCTAAAATGTTTTTATCTCGATTAAAGTTGTAATAAATCATTCCCGAATAATTAACAAATGTTGCTTCATATTCTTGCTGAAATGTTCTTAAATCTAAATCTTGTTTTGCCTGTTCTATTTCTTCTTGTGGAACTTGTCCGCCCTCTAATGTGGTGTATTTAAACGATGACCATTCATTGTTTATTTCACCCATTTTAAATAATTCATATGACCAGTTACCAAATCCTCTAGGGCTTCCGCAGAATAAAGCATGACCATTTGTGTCTGATAATGTTGGTCTAAGCACTTCAAACCAAGCTGTTTTATTGATGTCTGAAAATTCATCACAAACAATAAAATCAAGCCCAACACCTCTAAGAGATTGTTCATTATCGCTTCCCCGAAGTGTAATCTGTGAATTATTTCTAAGTGTAATTGTAAGGTCACTATGATTTATTGTTTTAACCCATTTGTGATATATCATTTTTTCTTTTAATACACCCCAGCAAATCGCCTTTGCTTGTCTATAGCTAGGGGCAACATACCAAACCTTCTTCTTGGGCTGTGAAGCAAACTTGGCTATTTCATTGATTGCTAAATATGTTTTGCCAAACCTTCTGCCTGTAATTAAAACCCTAAATCTTGATGGATTATTAATAACTTTCTTTTGTGGTTCTGTAAGTGGCATTAGTCATTAGACCATGTTAAAGGTTCTTCTAATTGGTTCTCTTCTAATCTATCTTGCTGACCTAATATGTTTTTGCCTAAGAATATAAGCATCGACACATTACCCTTTTCTGCTGACTTCCATTGTAATTGTCTTAATCTCATTTTCTGTTCTGCTCTACCTTTTGTAAGATATTCCGAATAACTCTTTTCTAAAAGGTCTGCTGAACAACCAAAAAAGTCTGCCATTTCTTTATTTGTACAGCCAAACTTCGCTAATTTTTGTAATTGTTTTGTATCAATATTATATTTCTTTGGTCTTGCCATGTCCTTTTAACCCTAAGTGTAGGTAATTAGAATTTATCTAGTATTTGTCTAAAAATCTACTTTTTTATTAAAAACCTAGCTTTTAATCTTGATTTAAGCGGTTTCTAGGGGGTGTAAACAAGTCTTCGGGTATGTTAGTACCCCCTAAAATAACATTTCTATCTGATTATTATTATCGGCTATTATGCCTTTTGGATTATTAATATCTATTATTTGTTTCTGCATTGTCTTATAAAGTAATGGATTAACTATTTTTAAACACTCCATAAGTTCTTCATATTTAGCATCTACTTCGGCTTGTTGTTCTTTTGTCAATCCATTATCGTATGTCATAATTTATTTACCTCTATACATTCACCCATAACAATATTGTGATATGGCGGTACTTCTTTAGCACGATAATATATTAATCGCATTTGACATTCTTTTTTTTTTTCAAACTGCCAATCAAACATATGAGTAAAACAGGCTTGTTTGGCTTCTCCATTAGCTATCCAAGCTGAACAGATTAATGCTATTGCTTTAAACATCTTTTTTATCCTTGCATAAACAAATTTTATAGTCTTTACCATTAAGATTTTTTATTCTGCCATTTTGTCTTGTATAATTATATTCTCGATTATTAAAAATCCATACTACAGCAGAATTACATATATTACATTTTAAAGCATCACCAAGCATATGTTTTTTATATTCGGGAAATCGTAATTTTTGATGTTTCCATTTTCTTTCTTTTAACAAAATTAAACCCAACCCTTCATGTCTAAATACAGTTCTGCTTCTTGTTTTGTGAACTCACCTTCTTTTATGGCTCTTAAAACATCGCTTGGGTTTTGTCTTGCAGATGTAACAATAAAAGGTTTTGTTATCTTTTTAGCTATACATTCTTTGAAACCTTTTAACCTCAAATCATACATATCAACCTTTTCTGTATTGCTCGATGGTATTTCATCTAAATATTTTTTGTCTGACAACCAATGTGCGGGGTGTTTTGCATATTGTTTATCTGTTATAGAATCATAATATTTGTTGAACAATTCGCAAAGTTCAGTTGGTTTATTATGCCATTCTTTATCAAGTTTTCCAAAGTTTTTTTCGGCTCTACCTTTACTGACCTTATATTTTATCTTTTCCCAAAATATACTAAAATTATTGGTTTTAGGTTTAAGGGTATTGGTAGGGGTAGGGGTAGGGGGGTTTTGGCTAGGTTTTTTTGGTCTACCACCTAGCTTCCCGTTTTGCCTTGACGCTTCCCTTCTGTTTGTAATGTAAAGATATTCCTGTAATTGTCTTTCATTTTGAAAAACCCCATTTACCTCAACAAAAAACTCTTTTATCACCTCATCACAAGCTAATTTTTCTGCTTCTGTGACACACATTGCTATACGATGATATGTAGTGGCATTGTTTGGTATACCTTGACACCTCTTGTTCCAATTCCAACACAATAATCGAACATAGCAACCAATATGTGTATTTGTTAAATGTGCTGTTCCAGCAATAAAGTCATCTGTGAACAGATACCAAGCCTTTAATTTTTCTCTTGGTTTTGAATTTTCTTGTATAAACATAAATCACTCCAATCTCATTAGTTTATTAATAGCCCCAAACCTCTTTTCTTGCATTTAGGACAGTTTCCTCTTTCCAAATCCAGTTATCGGGATTAGGGATTAAAATATCCCTTACATCTTCTTTATTATCAACCATTTTAAGAAAATTTGCCATTGCTTTTACTGCATGAATACAAATAGACATAGGTGTTTGATAATCCTCAACAGATAGGTTTGTAAATTCTGCACCTTTAGTTTTTGTTGGTGTTTTCAAATACCATAAAGATTGTCTTGCATTTGTACCTTTAAAATAAACTGCTTGTTGCATAGCATGGGATATTGATACTTCTTTTGGTAAATTTTTAGATGTTTTCAAATCTATGTAAAAATCTTCTTTTGTGTTTTTATCCTCGAAATGAAAATCTGTATAACCGATAAAAGGTATTCCCTCGATATCAAGTTGAACCTTTTTTTGATAATCTAAAAGTTCCCAGCGAAAAGCATAGTTTTGAAATGTCCTAGCCCCTAATTCTAACAATGGTACTAAATTTTCTCTTTCATCGTCAATTTTTGGGTCTGTGATACGACTACAATTTGAATTGTATTCATCAATCATCTTTTTACTAGCTTCCTCAACTGATATTCCGTTTAAAACCATATTTAAACCACTTTCAACCGCACTTCCTCTTTCTGCTGAAGCACTTGTTGGGAATTGATAGCCAAATATTCTTCTTAAAGCCCATCTTTCCCTATAGAAAGCAAATTCGTTTAAATGACTAAAAGACAAGGGCAACAAACTTTTGTCACCCTCATCAAACTTTTTAAAATGTTCAATCATCTATAGACCTCACATATTTTTTACAAACAGATAAATTTTTTTCTATTTGATTAATAAGGTCACCTGTATCTTTGAATACATTACTGCAAATACCAAAATGAATTCTATAATTTCTCAAATGAAATAAAGTATCTTCCATAACTTTAATATCTTTATTTACAGTTGTTTTATGCTGTTCTGTGCATAATCTTTCAATTTCATTTATCATTTTATACTCCATCAACAGGTTGTAATAAATCTTTTGATATTAAACGATATTCTGCGTAATTTTTTCCATTATTTTCATTGACCATTCTTTTTGTATCAATGTTATAACCTTCTTGTCGCAAATCAAAAATAACTGCACTAAGTCTTGTGCATCTAAAATCGGTTATTGCTTCCCAAGATGTAATGGTTTTTTTCTCTAATAGTCTTTGTAAGACTAATTTTCTTTGTGATTGTTGGCTCATAACTATTCCTTTCTATAAATGTTTTTTCACCATTTCCCTTTCGTTGACAACTTTTGTTCTAAGGTCATCACGAAAAGTCTTAAAAGATTCAAACCTAATTTTGGCTTGATTTCTTTGCTTCAAGGTTACCTTGTATCTATCAAAGTAATCCTTAAATTTCTTGTCCGAATAAATATGTCCATTTAATTCGGTCATGTTCTTATATCCGCCCTTTTCAACATAATAAAGTGTTAATTCTGCAATCAAAACTTTTTCTTCTTTTTTCATAAGGTCAACCGCTGTATCTAAATCGGCAAACACTAAACCTAATTCTTCTTGTTTGTGTGATAGTAAATGCGGTTCAAATTCTAATAAATATATATCGTTCATATCTTATCCATAAATTCTTTTGCTTCTATCCTATCCAATAAAACCTGTTTCCATTTTTTGTTTATTGATTTATCTGCATGGGCTTTATCGTGACACTTTCGGCAAACAGGG